GCGAGGGCGAGCCCGGATGAGCTCGCCCTCGCATTGTCGCGCTCTGATCTGACCTACGTCAAATCAGGTAAGCGTTACGTCGCCGGCAGGGTTGGTTGAAATGTCGACTACGGTCACGACGCCGAGGGTAACGGCAGCACCGTTGTCCACGACAATCACGACATCACCGACTCTCATGCCCTTGTCGGCACCGTCGTCGATATAGCCGGCCACTTCCACCGCTGCAAACGCATCGTCGGAGCGATACATGAAGAGGGCAGCACCCTCACCAGCATTCGCGCCGCCTTCGCCCTCGCCCATCCGAGGGATGCAGATGTTCAGACTAGCTGAAAGATATGCCATTTCCGATTCTCCTCAGCCTTAGACAATTAGCGTGTTGTCGATTACGTTCACGACGACGACGCCACTGTTCTGCAGCAGTTGTGAGCCCATGTAGATCGAGCAGCGAGACCACGAATAGTCCTGCTCCTCGTCATACCCCGCGCGCGCCTCCATGTTATCGGCGTTGTACGCATGGCCGATAGCATTCTGGTGGTACGCGAAACAGTCACCGTCAGCCGTCGCGTTACCCGGCAGATCTGGATGCACGATCCAGTTCATTCCGAGCCACTTGTACGTCTGTTGACGGTCGCGCCACGCCTGCGGCACATTGTCGATCGGGCCGTTTTGCGTGAAGTCGCGAGATGTGAAGGATGCCAGCGTGAGCATGACGCCTTCAAAGTTCGGCGTGACCAGCATGGTGATGCGGCCGTCATACGGAACATCGGCCTGACCGAGGCGAGTCTTAGCCTCGAGGCAGAGGTTCAGCGTCGGAGCGGCTGCTGCGCCAGTGTTGATCGTGCCAGTGGCCAGCTCGCCAATGATGTCCTGGTCAATCTTGCGATTGATGACTGCCATGCAGGTCATTTGCATGATCGCGCGCTGGTTGCCCTGCGATGCGAAGATATTGAAATCCGTCTTGCGGACCAAATCATGCCATTCGACCAGCGTAGCAACAGGCTGCTGGAGATCGTCGCCGCGAGCGGGGATCAACCCATTCACGCCGCGTGTCTTGGCGGTCGCGCCGCCAGAACCAGCTACGAGAAACGTCGCCTGATTGCCTTTGATGACAGCTTCCGTGGTCGTGCTCTCCCGAAGGAGCGACTGGTGCTGCTCAAACGCGGCGATGAATTCCTGCCGGTATTGAATTTGAAACGCTGTTTCAGCCATTTGGCTTCTCCCAGATAAGTGAATAGTTCCATCTATCGACTGGTCGGGGTAGCCTGATTAGCTGGTTTGCGGGGTGTCCAGAGCGGGGCCGCAAAGGTCGGCATCAGGAGCCGGAGAGCGTCAGGGCCGCAAGCGGGGTGTCTGACTAATGTCGTGGGGCTGAATATAGTCCTACGAGTAGCGAGATGTCAACGGTGTGCGAACGTGACCCTCGCCCTTGGACTCCTCTCTGGCGAGGTAATCGGTCCTTTGCTGTGCCGTCATCTTCTTGCGTGACTGCTTGTTCAGGGCTGCAAATGGACTCGGCCGATTAGCGTCATACTGGCCCCAACCCCACCGCATCGCGAGCGGGTTGCCAATGTTGACTTTCTGGCTGCCCTTGAACATATCTCCGAGCTTACCCATCACGCTCCTCCTGAGCTGGTGTTGATCGAGCCTGAGTGCTTCGTGCCACCAGTGGTGGCCTTCTTTTTCTTGAACACCGTCTTGGCTGGCGGTTTCCGATAGCTGGCTGGATGGCGCTTTTTCTTGGCGCCAGCGTAGCTCGTCACCGGAGCAGTCTCAGCCATTACATTCTCTGCCGGCCGGGACCAAGTGGCGTGTCAGCATTGCGTCGGCCAGGACGTCGATTGCGGCCACCGCCGCCACCGCCAGTATTCGAGCCCCTGTCGCCCGGAGCGATGCCGGTAATGTACTGCGATCCCATTCGCTCCTCGCCACCGGGGCGCGTCTTTTTGCCGCGGATCTTGTTAAACATTTTCTTGATTGCGCCCATCAGTAGCTCCTTGTCTCGTCTTGGACCGGCGACCTAACCCTGTGAAGTTTGCCGGAGGTCCGCTTAGTCCGTTGTGCGACCGTTTTCTTGACGTCATCCATGACCGTCGACAGGCCGCGACCTTCTCTTTCAGCGATCCAAGCTGCCGCACCCTTGGGGCCCTTGGCTTTTTTCTTTTTGCTACCCACGACTACACCGCGTCGATGTTGTCACCGGGCTGCGTAGCCTCGGCGGTTGTGTCACCGGGCTCGATGCCGGTGTTGATTACTTCATCTGGCTGAAGTGGCATAGACATGGCGTTTCCTTACGCTGTTTTGCGAGCCTCATGGTCAATGCGGATCTGGTAGAGCTCCCGCAGTCTGGCCTGAGCCTTCTCGTCCTTGTTGTACTTGGCCCGATCTTCCTTCATGTACTTCTCGATTTCACCAATCTCATCTTCGAGCGTCTGATCGGGAGTGCGGCCGGATTTCGGCGCCAGTTGCGCCACCGGGTTGATCTTGCGTGACAGATTCGCGAGGCCCTCGAGGACGCCGGGAATGTTCATAATCGCGCGGCCTTCAGCATCGCGAGCGTTCAGCAGAGCATTGGCGTTCTCTTCGCCAAAGGTGGACTCGATCAGGCTGCCAACCAGATTGATGTTGGCCCGGTAGTCAGTGCCCCATTCGGTGCGGAGCGCATCCTCGGTTTCCTGATGGTGGCTATGGTCGATCTCTGCCAGCGTGTCCTGCTGGTCCTCAGCAAAGCCGTTGTACCAGTCGATGACCTTGTGCATGACGGCCGGCTCGACGTTCATTTCGTGCATCGCGCCAGCGAAGTCCGCAAAGATCTCCTTGTCATCCTCGCCCAGGACCAGCCCCTCGGGCAGGTTCTCGAGGTAGCCATCGGACTCCAGCGGGATGCCGTTGGTCTCGCGATAGGCCTTGATGTCGTCCTCGGTCGCGCCTTCGGCCAGTCCAGTCTTGAGATTGCCACCAGAGATCGTGGCGCGTTGCTCGCGAAAGGCGTTGCCCAGATCTGCAGGCGTGTTGTATCGCTCGAGCTGGCTCTTGAATTTTTCGTCATCGCCGGCAAAGGCGTCACGCCAGTTGGCATTCTGAGCGGTCTGGGCCGACTCGAATAGCGCCTCCTGGGTATCGAAACTCTTGAGGAACTCGACGCGCTCAGGTGGCGTGTCGTCAGTGACCATGTCTTTGAACCAGTCAGGCTCACCGGGATCGGTAATCGGATTTGTGATCGGGTCTGTTTCAGCCATCTTCAATCTCTCTCGCTGCTATTTTGTCGGGGTCTGTCCTTGTTGGGGCCGACTTTAGCATCCATACCAAAGTGGTTCCTACGAATCTCTTGCCTTCTGCAAACGCCGTGGCGTGTGGATCTCCGGGCCGGTAGCTCAGGTCGTGAGTGCCAGCAGCCCGGATGATGTACGGCAGTATAGCTTTTTGCTGCCGCTCCGATGCGTTGCCGTCGAACAGGGCCCGGATAGCTTGGGCCTCGAACTCCGTGTAATCCGGTCTCTCAATCGGATTCTCATGCGGCAAACACTCCTCGACTCTGTCCTTCTGCTCGGTCATGCGGCATTAGCGGCCTGCGCCATATTGGCCTCGGCCTGACCCATGTCTCGGGCGGCTTCGGCGCCAGTACGGGCGAGCTCGGCTTCCTGCTGCATGGCGGCCATCTCTTGTGCTTCGGCAACCTGACGATTGACCTCCTCGAGCGGCACCATGTTCTTGGTCGGCAACCCGACACCCTCGAGGGCATCGCGCAGCGTACCAGTGAGATCGACGTTGTAGGCGGCGCTTGGATCCAGTTCCATCGCAGAGGCCAGCAGCTCGCGGGTCTCCATGAACACGGCGGTCTGCTTGCGTTCGATCGCGTCGTGCAACGGGCTCACGAATTTGAAGTGGATCTCGCGGCCCTGCAGCTCGCGCGGCATGTCTTGGACGGATCCGAAGGTGCCAGCGCGCAGTAGAAGATCAAAGGTATCCTCGCAAAGTTGGCCGTTGTATTCATGCTCCATCGGCTCGAATAGTGGTAGGGCTGCCCTGACGTACTCTTCTACGCGCTGACCCACCTCGAAGGCGGTCATGTCGCCCTCAGGGGGCGGCAATGTAAGTTTGTTGATGAAAAACGCATCGGCAATCAGGCCCATCTGCGAATCCCGAGAATCGTAGCCCATCGGCAACCCGCGGCGATCCTGATTGATCGGCCGCAGCACATCGCCCTTGCGCTCATCGTACTCATGGTCGGCCCAGGTGATGCCGCCAGCAAACAGCGCGATGTCGGATCGGACTGCGTCCTGAGTCGCGATCATCGGCGGTCTGACAGACATCTCGCCGGCCTCGAGCAGAGTCAGGCTCATGGCCTGTAGCAAACGCGCGTCGGGAAGTCCTGCGACAGTGGCAGGGCTATACGCATATTGGGAGCCCGACACGGTCTGCCACCGCGGAAGGGTGAAACCGCGATTGGTAGCCGGGTGCTCCGACATGATGTGATTGTTGAGCGTGTCCAGATACACGATCATCCATGGGAAAGACTCGCCCTGACCTTCTTGGCCCTGATAGATGTCGGTCGATACGACCAACCTCATGCAGTCGATTTTCTGGAGATTCTGCAGATCGTTGGCCCACCGGGCGACGTTCTGGTGCAAAGCGTCCTGCCCGAACATCTGGACGAGCTGCTTCACGGTCGGCTTCCACTTCACGTAGATCTCACCGATCGCGCCGGTCTCGTTCTCAGCCCATGCGACATCGCGAAGATGCCAGCACCGATACAACAGGTGCGGGTTTTGCATGTTCCAGTTGATCTCTTGTGAGATGCAGCACTGGCCGAAGGCGGCGAAATCCGCATCGCCCTCGGTAGTGGCGCGGACCATCTGCGCATTGCGATCGTACATCGCCCACCGCTGGCGCTTGGTGGCCCACTCGAGCCACGCCTTGCCTTCGTGAGTCAGATCCTCGACCGCGTCGACCGAGATCTCGAACCAGTCTTTTGCGCGCGGCCTGAGCATCGAGGCCAACGAGGTAGAGAGCTCGCGATGCACGATGATCGGATAACTCGAATACAGGTGCTCCGCGAACTCCTCCCCGATGTAGCGCGTCAGAGTAAAGTCCGCTCGTTGCGGATAGAAGTTCTCAGCGATCTCCTGCCAGAGCGTCGTCATGGCCTTGCGATCGTTGTAGAGCTGCGAGCCGCGGATTATGAGATCTCTTGGCTTCATGCTGCTTTCTTCTTGGGAGTCAGGGCGCTGATGATTTCTTGGCCCTTGCGTTGTTCTTTGGTTAGCTTCTTGGCCTTGCGCTTTTTGTTCTCACGGTAATGGCTGTAGCCAACACCGCCGACCGTGGTCTCGAGCGCGCCCATCAGCCCAGGGTATCGAGATCTGTCAACACTGTCTGGGCGCGGGAGCCGCGGCGCTTGGCCGCTTTCCTGCGCTCAACCAGCCGGATCTCTTCCTCGTCTGGGAGTGCTGCGGATTGGAACATTTTATCCTTGGCCTTTTTGATCTTGCCTTTTTTCTTTTGGCGCCGTTCCTCGTTGGTCATGTAGCCCCTGCCAACAGACGCATTCATAATTCGCTTGCTGGTGTTTTTCAATCCACTCATCGGTTCCTTCTCCTTGGTCCCAGATTGACAGACGGCCGTCGATTGACGTTGCCGAGCATCGTACCCGCAAGCTGATCTTTTCGCCACTCATGCAGATGCGTGACCGCTCGAGGACCAGAGCTCCACGCCTGCACCACGGCATCGCCGCGATCGGGGGAGCGGCCCAGTATCGCGACCGCGTCTTTTTTGCTCATCACCTTGATGCCGTTCGGCGTCAGCTCCCATGTCAGGATGGTGAGATCCGCTTTCAGCATAGGATCGTCAGGCAGCGCGATCGGGGATCCACCGTCCTGCTCCGGGTCCAGCGCCTCCATGAATTTCCAGTAGACCTCGGCGCGCTTGTTGAAGAATTTGAGCTGCTTGGTCTTGGTTCTGGCGTTCGATTTATCCATGCCAACGTGACGCATACAGTCGACGCCATTTTCCTCGAGATGCGCATACGCCTCGGCGCCAGTGCGCTCGCCGCAGTCAATCACCGGGATCGCGGAGTGCTTGCGATGTTTCAGCACCAGAGCGGCCAGATCGCGGCCGTGCGGAGTCTCGTTGCCCGGTGTCGCTATGACAGCAGGGTAGAAGCCATCGTATCGAGGAGCGAGGACCGCTTCGTCGCGTTTTGACGCCCCATCAACACCGATAGCGCACATAGGCACATTAAGCGGAGGCGATCCGAAATAGTCGGCCTGCCAGCGATTTTGCGCAGCAATGACCCAATCGGTAGGGACAAGCTGATCGGGCTCGTCTTGTCGAGCAGCCATGAAATTGCCGTCGCGGATAGCTGATCGCAAAGGCTCTTGGAGTGCGTCCAGTTTGGCAGCGTATTTGCCATCGTCAGCAAGGAACGGATTATCGTCCAGTCGTCCTGGGATAAATGTTCGTGACTCGGGCTTGAGGTATCGAGGCGATCCGTCATCGTGGTTTCTCCCTGATGGAATTCTGACATCCGGGCCCTCGACCCAGTAGTCGAAAGATTTTCCCGAATCATCGACCAGCGTCACCACCCATCTGAGCTCACCGGGCTCAGCGGGACGCTCGTAGCGATTATCCAGCCACGGCGCAAACATCGGGATGATCCAGTCGCCTGCTGATGTGGTCGGAGGATTCGAGGCCAGAATGACGCGACATCGCTGGCCCTCGTCTGCTGAGCGCACCCAACCCATGAGAAAGCGAATCGCGGCCTCACGATTCTGCACCACCTCGTCAATCGCCAGAAGATCATGCGCGCGGCCCTGCCAGTGATCCTCGTCGCCCGGTTTTGCGATACCACCAAAATCTATGATGCGACCGTCCGCTGTGGTCAGTCGTGGCTTGGATCCGTTGTAACCCTTATCGCCGCCGTTGATCTCCTTGGCGCGATCGGTCAAGCCGGTCAGATCGGTGTAATGTTTTCGGATGATGAGCGTTTTCTGGTGCTCGGTGAAGGCCAGCCCGAGAATCAGGTCGGTTTTGCCGGATCCTCCCGAGCCACCGTAGAGCAGCACATCAGCCTGACAATTGACCGCGTCATACTGCGGCCCTGGCGTGGGCATCCACAGCCGGCCCTCAGATCGCTCCTTCACCAGCGCATCCATCTCGGCCTGCTTTTCAGGCGGCAAAGCGTCGTATTTTGTGACCAGCTCGTTGATTAAAGCGGATTCTGCCGTCATCGGATTGCCTTCATCGCTTGATTCACGGTCAGCAAACTACCATACATCGGCGCAGCAAGACGCTGACCCAGTCGCCTCAAATGCTGCGCCTGCTCGTTGCGATCCCGATTGTACTTGCAGAACACGCGATGCTCGACACGGTGCGCCGGGATCTCCTGATCGAGCCGAAATTTTGGGTCCGCTAAAAACTTGGCCCACCACTTCACCGGGCCCTCTTCGGCCTGCTGCTGAAAATGGACCTCCTCATGCGCGATCAGCTCCAGCGGCAATCGACCACCGCCCGGATTGTAGATGGTGTGCCCGTAAGCAAAGATATTCCGATCCGTTACCGGCAACACCGCCCGGATGTCCTCGATGTTCGGCGGCCAGTCATCCACCACATCAGCACCGCCTGTCTCTTATACACATCTCCCGAGCCCACGAGACGTAGAGGAATCTCGTATGCCGTCTTCTGCTT